CAAGTTCATCCACAGGTTAAGCTCTTCATGGAATCTATCGGATACGATGATTCAGAGCCGGGTGATTGGATAAGTCTAAGTGATGAAGAATTAATGGTTCACATCTCCACTTTGAAATCCTTTGCTCACATGTTAACTTTTTCTACTATCATCAAAAAGTCAGTTCTTTTGGTGATAGAGAGTATGGAAAGAACTCTCTCTAGCAGAAAAGCTATTAGAGACTCTGCTACTGATGTTTCTAAATTCATCAGCAATGCATTTACACCCGAGATGTCTCCTAGATGCAGAGATATTTTCGGAAAAGGAATAAAAATGAGAACATCCAGTTCGTCGGGTATTCCTTTCTTCTCAAAAGATGTGAACGACGCTTCGTCGTTTGTTTCTGTCAAAGACGATACAAACACGTCATTGAAGATGATCATGCTCGTACCTTATAAAGGGAATTTTGACATCATGACCAGTGTATTGAGAAGTGCCCATATATATTTGACATCATATGCGGATCAGTTCGAAAAAGAAGCAATTAATGATATTATTGTGGCATCTCAACCTGTAGTTGCCATAAAAGCTAAAGATGTTGATTACTTTCTTAACAAGGCGTGTCTGAAGCGACATGTTTTTATTAGACTGAATGGCGTTCCGAATCTCAAGTACGGAAATAAATGGAACGCAGAGACTGAGCATTTAAAGTCTCTGGACTGGTATGGCTACATGGAATTTCTCAACAGTGTGGTGAAATGCGAGAAGTTATTGAAAGAAAAACTATTCCAGGATAAGTCTGATGATGCACTTCGTATTCCTGGTCTTCCGCTTTCGATTCTTTATGGAGAATAGTCATGTCTGAGGAAACAGATAAGGCATATACCGAAATGCTGGTTGAGGTTCTGACATCCATAATAAACACGCCATTCAGTGATTTCCAACAACCTGTTGAAGTAACAGAGAAGGACCACATTCATTATGAAGGTGCGAAATTTGGATGGACGTTGTGTCAAGCATTGATCATATTGCGACACGTTGACATCAATGCCACTCCTAACGATGCCTATAAACTTATGGCGAATGCCCATCCCGAATTCGTTCTTATTAATGATAAGGAATATGCCTTCATTAAAAGAAGGGAGGGTACTGGAAAAACACATTAGTAGAAATTCATCTTACCACGATAATGATTAGGAGTTCACAATGTCAATATATATAGTTCCATCGAACGGCGATTTTTCTGAGATTCAGGAGATCGCCTCACGTGCAGGCGTCGAGTTATTCACTCCTCAGACAATAAGGGAGTTTATTTTACAGACTCACGATATCCCGTTCGCTATTGTAGCGATGGGTCCTGATGACATGCTTGCTTTGAGCAGACACGCTGCAACGCTAGTTCCCGAGATGCCATCAGTTGTCGCGTCAGTTCCCGGTTTGATATACGAGGGGAGCTGGGTGAGTCAGGCGACCGCTTTCCCTTCCATTGATTGGTCCGAGATGGCCAAGAAGATGGAGAAGAGTGGTCATCTTGCCACTACTCCAGAAGACTTGGAAAAACGTGATGTGGGCTCCCCCACTTTTGATATCAGGCATAACTCTTTGCTGAAACAAAGAACCTCGGGTAGTCGGTTACCCATTCATGACGATGAAGCGAAAAAGGATGACGACTACAGCAACGTGGATGATGAAGCCGATGACTTCGAGAGTTTATAATGGACGCTCCCGTATATCAGGTAGACGATCCTCTCGTTAAAATTATGTTCAAGGGAAGAGCTGCGGAGCGTGCTCGTCTTTCGGAATACAGAGAAGGTCCTATTGACACTTTTGCAGATATCATGTCTAATGATCCAAGACTGCTTCGTTTCAAAGACAACCTTTCACGAAAATTGTCGGCCGAGCATAGTGAGAATGTCGATGAATATGGCAGGGTATATGGAAACGGACTAATATCCAATTTCTATGGTATAAGACATGTAAGTGGTTTTCCTATGAAACCATCGTCCTATCCTCTATATTCCAATCTACATCATAGAGAGAAAGCAGGTTTGGCAAACGATTTTGTTAAACCGTGGCATAAGAATGTTCTCAAGGCTATAGTGAGATTATTCTTTTCGGATCTGGAACCAGTCTCTTTGAGACTGAGAAAAGGTTCATCCTCTGTTGCGCCCTTTTTCGAGAAGGCCATGCATAAGAAAATGGACATTGTTCGTTTTTCTCTTAACAACGCAGAAAGAGCAGCAATATTGATCGGAAAAGGTGATCATGTTAACGCATGGAAGAATTTTCAGATTGGTGGTGTTGTCAGATGGCTGCACAGGAGGCAATCGAGTGATGCTATATCATTCGACGACGGTAGTTGGACTTTTAAGCCAAGAAAAGTAAATGATCTCGAGTACGCTATCTCCGGTGGAGAAAGAGGAAGTGAAATTGTAGCGTCAAAAGCGCTTAACGACGTGGATTTTTCTGTACCAGATGGTTTCGCTCGCGAACGAAACAGAGAGGTTGCTGGTGTGCCGCTAGGTATAAATTCCATCGGCATGCCAATTGCTCAGGCTGTCAGGAAGAGGATATACAGCCTATATTCTTATTCATATCATCACACTACCAGAGAAGAGATGGCCAACGATCTCAGAAAATGGGACTTTACAATAGCCGCTGATGTTGCGTCTCATGATGTATATTGGCCACCCTTCGTCCTAGAAGCCATTGCCGACGAATTACTGGAAATGGGTTACAGTGGCTGGTGGGTTGATCTTTTCAGAATGACTGCGCATCTTCCTTACTTTGTAACTGGTATAGCAAAGAATGTTCCGAATGTCATGATAGGTGACTGGAGGAATCCGTCCAGTAATAGAGGCCTTATGTCTGGTGATTCGTTTACCGACATCAAAGGAACTATTCTTATGACATGGGTGTATCTTATTCTGCAAATAGAGCACACGGCTCCACAGTATGAACAAAGATGTCAAACAGTTGAATCATCGTTATCATTGACACATCAGTATTTACAAGGTGCTCTTCCTATATTATTGAAGGATAAATCTGATGATGCATTGTTGGGCTGGAAATCGTCCATATTAAAACCTGCAGCTATCAAACTTCAAGAAAGAATGAAGAAGGGAGAATCCGTTTCCCCGTATATGATAGTGGGATATGAGCATGGTGGTGCCTTTTTGGGAAACATTCTTTTATACCCTACCAATAAACAGCAATCAGAACTTATTCTAACGGGAAACATTCAATCTATGCTTATTAACCAATTTTCACCTGAGCATGGAGTCGACGCTAAAAGACGAGATCGAGCCAACGTTAAGAGACCATTTCCTGGCCTTGCGTGGGAGACAATACCTACTGTCTATGGATCCTGTGATCTGTTCTCAAACGTGTCAGAAGCCATAGAACGAGAATGGTTTGACAGTTTCGGTTTCTCGTACAGAAAATATCGTGAAGACATGCTCGAACAAGATAAACGCAAATTGAGACAATACACTAAGGAGGTATCCGCACTGAGCGGGCTCAGAGATTTGAGCCTAATCGATCAAGAAGTCCTTGCCACCCCGGAGAAACTGATGTATAAATACACACCAGATGATGTGTCATCCTCGGTGGATGAATTTCTATTCCACGGTTTGCCTCTTGAAGAGGTCGAACCCTTCTTTAATTCAGTAGTACCGAGGTAATCATAACATGAGTACTAAAGCTACAAAAACTACAACACTCTATGACCTTAGAGATAAGGTTGTACTATCGCCGGGTCGCGTTACCCCCGAGGCCTGGGAGTTGGCGCTTCTGACAGCTGAGTATAACGCTCAGTCTGTGCCTAAATTCCAGTTTATGTTTGGTAAAGGCAGACTTTCCGTTGACCTGAAAGCATTCCAAGCTTTAATATTGGAACTGAAAGGCATTAGCAATGGCGACGAGTCAATAGGGTTGCTTGAGTTGGTTGATAAGTGTACTTTTATTCAACCAGTGCCTGCAAAAAGCAATTCCAATAAAATGTTCCCTTGTGTGTCACCCGCGTTGGTCGGATACACAACGAATTGGCCAAGCGAGGCCATTTTTCCAGGAGTAATCGCTCTGATTGGAGATAGATTCGCGGGAAAAACTTATCACATACGGCATCATATGAACGATGATGCAAAGGGTAATCATCGTCCAATTGACGCTGTAATCAGAGTCGGAGAGCCTCTTGAGCAGATAGATCTCGATGAAAATGCGTATCATGTTGGAGATATAGTTGATGCGTTTTCGTTAGCTATCGTTCTGGGTGCTCTAGGTTGGACTGTGGCAATAGACAGCATTCGAAAACTTGTCTATTCGTTAGATGGATCAGCTATGGAAGGTGGTGTCATAGCAGTTCTCTTCGATTTGATGACCGATATGAATAATGTTGTCTCATTGTTCTCTGCAAATATCGTCATTGCAATCAATCCAATGATGGGTGATGATGCAAAGATCGAGAGATTTTATGAACGCATGGCCGCTAGCTGTTGCGGTGCCATACTTATGATGGATCAACATGTCGCCTCTCACACTTATCGCGGATTTGGTGGTCGAATCAACACCAATCTCAAATTCGCAGAGCACGATCCACGCGTGGTGAGTGATCGTGAAGGTTCTCACATAGATCCCGATTCGTTCAAAAAACCTGACTGGATGAAGGAAAACGATCTAGCAGAGTATCTCACCGATCCATCGGATGACTATAAGACTGGGTTGACTGATGAAGATGACGATACACAAGGAGAAAGACAAGGAGTCGACTTCCGCCTGTAAAATTCTATTTTCAATTTAAATTTGGAGAATATCATGAGAGTAATTAGCATATCCAAGCTTTTAGAGGATCATATCGGTCTTACTCAAGCTGGGTTTATCTCACCGACAAAGGATCATTTGCCGGTTTCTGGTCCAATGGGACCACAACTTTTTACAAACACGAGTATGGCATCGCTATCCGGTGATTACTTATTCGAGGTACAAGTCGGGAATCTCGACCCCATCGAGCACACTCGACTTCTTCTTCAATACGCTGCCGATAATGATTTATCATTCGAGACGGTCAGGGATGATTATCTCGAAATGCTCCAGCAGCTCGGTTATAATCCTGAGAATTTCCGACATATCATAGCGGGAATTATGGGAATGACGAGCACCGTGAGAACTGTTTACATTCCAGCGGTTACGCCTACATACGTCTTCGCACTTGTCAAGAAGACAATGCCGAATGTCGAGGAGTTATTCGTCCGAATGACAACCGACTTTGTATGCCATATGTTAGCTCCGCTAGGCTGGATAGTTCCAGACGCTCCTTATGTGTACAGAATGAAACGAGTGTCGGCATTCCCAAGATATTCCAGTCTTGTTGATCTTGTACTCGCTCATGACATGAGTAAGGTCCTTGAAAGTATGTCCGGTGCTAACCTTTCGCATATTCAAGGTATGTTGAAAGGTAGTATGGGTAGGGGTGGATCTGTACAACCCGCGATGATAGCCCAACATCTCGCCAGTGCTGTGGTTACTGCTTTCGAAAGATCGAAAGGAAATTACGACGCTGCAAGTGTTGTGACATCCGTTCTTACTATATTGGGCAGGCTATGGACTCCCAATGTTCCGATGGCTCTTCAGCCATCGATAAGAATAATGAAGTCATCAATTGTTTCTGAGTTCAGATCCAATCTAGCCTTGTTTCTCGCATATCAGGATATGGTAACAAGGGAAAACATAAAACCGGATGTTATGTATGATCCCGAAACAATGGTCAACGTCATACTTCCCACATTTCATCAGGCGATGAATTCTCTTTCGAGATTCAAGAGTCGACCATTATCTGATGCCATCTCATTCATGACCAAGGGCTCTGCCTTTGATCACCTTGGGAGGCCATCCCATATAGCTGTCTATGAGGAGTGGGATTTCTCTGCAGATGTCAAAGCTTTTGTGCCTGTACGGCAGGATGTCTCCGGTAAAGTGAGATATTTGTCGGTACAGACGGCTACCAGCACAGCTTTGTCAGCGGCAATGTCCCCTGTCAGAGCCATGCTCTCACTGTCCAAGATGGCTGATGAGAGATTGTCAGCGTATAAGATGATTCCCACAGCGGAAAGAGCCTTAATGGACGATGTCGAGTTCTTCCTAGGACTTCCATCTTTGATAGAGCGTGAGATGTCATCTGGGCTTTCCATGTATGATCTTTCTGATTCCATAATGAAAGGATCATTAAGAGAAGATCTTTACCCTCAGGCCGATACGGAAGTGGGATGTTCCCCGGAAAAGTTCAAGGCACTACTTCATGATTATTACGCGACGATGGTTCATCTTGTTGTAGCCAAGATGGATCAAACGTTTGTAACTACAGCTGTTGAGGACGGTTTGGTTATTGAACGACCTTATCTTGTTTGGGATATCAGGACTGAGATCTCCAAGCCTCTTGGTCAGTCGGCCATTTCCAACGGTATGGTTAAGACCTCTGAGCCATTGGAAGCATTGGCGTATGCGGCAGACTTTAAGGCAACAGATGCTTTAACTGTTCACCAAGTGGATCTCGAAAAATATGAGAGGTCACTGCACATATGGTTATGGCGTCCACATTCGAGTAAATTGAATTACTCGACGTCGTACACAACGGAAATAAGAAACATAGAGCACACCGTCTCTGTGAACGAGGCAGAAGTTTTGGGTCTCGGTCGACGTAGAGATAATGTCATGTATTTGACTCCGACAGTTGCGAAAGCAGCGGTGATAACTTGGCTAAACTGGATAGTAGAGGAAGATATTTTCCTTACGGAAAGAATAGCCAGTGCTTCTGGTGATTTGGTGAAAGAATCATTTCAAGGTAAGAAGATAAGGAATTCAATACACTTGATCAATGTTCTGTCATCAATAGGATCATCATCAGCCGGTGCTAACGCAGCAAGGTTCGCCGAGCAGAGGCTTGCCGAATCACTGTATTCTACAGGAAACATTGATGACTACTCTGAATTAAGAGTAGGAATTCAGAAGAAGAAAATGGCGGTTTGGGCAGGACTCGTAACACTTGAAGTGTTGGGTCTAACTTCCAAACTTGACACAAACATGCTATTAGAGATGATAACGAAAAACAATTCTATTTCTTTGGTCATAGGATCAACAGAAATGTAATTCGTTTCATCATCAGGACTTCGTGGTGGAAGTCGTCATAAGGTTCACTATTGACGTAAAAAGGAGTGAAC